AAGCAGCACCAATGAAAGCGTATGTAGTAGAAAGTGAAAGTAGAGCAGTAACAGAAAGAGTAAACAAATTAAGTAATAATTCAAAAATAGGATAACATGGAAAATTTACCAATTTATAAATTAGTAATTGATGATAGTGATGAACTTGGTGTAGAATGGGTGGCATTAGTTGACACTCCTGCAATAGAGACCAATTGGCACGCATTTAAAGAACATCAATTTGAAAGTTACACAGACTATCCAAAACAAGCAAGTGAGAATGCTAAAATAGCTTTAAGATATGCAGAAGAAAACGGATGGGGAGATTGTGGAACTCCCGTTGGAAAAATTAGAGCAAATCAATTAGCTAATGGTGAAGCTATAAGTAGAGATACAATTGCACGAATGGCTGCGTTTGAAAGGCACAGACAAAACTCACAAAAAGAGTTAGGAGATGGATGTGGTCGTTTAATGTGGTTAGCATGGGGCGGAGATGCAGGCATAGAGTGGGCGCAAAGAAAATTAAAACAAATTGATAATCAAAAATTAAAAGAGGGTGTTCCACATTACACAAAAGACGGTAAACTTTATAATGGACCAACTCATAAAGATGCAAATGGTAGGTTAATGACTGGTGCAGTACATACAGAAGATAGCGAATACTTATATCATTATGATGAATTAATTGTAAACCCAAGAGCAGGTGAAAGCAAAGATGAATTTGTATCACGTTGCATTTCTGTTGAAATAGGAAACGGAAAAGAACAAGAACAGGCTGCTGCTATTTGTTATACTAAATGGGATGAACAAAACATGAAAGGGCAGTTTAAATTCTTTGCAGATAAAGAACGTAGATTAATTAGCGGTGCTTTAATGATTTCTGATTTACCTATTTATAGAGCAGATGAAAGTGGAGAATACTATGTAGTATTTGACAAAGAACAGATTGAAAAAATAGCACAGCGTTTTTTCAAAAAAGGCTTTACTCATAATGTAAATATGATGCACGATTCAGAAAGACAAGTTGATGGAGTTTACATGGTTGAATCTTTTATTATTGACAAAACAAGAGGCATCAAAACACCTGAAGGCTATCCAACTTTAACAGAAGGATCATGGTTCGGAACTTTTAAAGTAGACAATAACGAAGTTTGGAATGACTTTATTAGAACTGGAGTGTTTAAAGGATTTAGTGTTGAGGGTGCTTTTGCTCATAGAAAGCTAAAAGATGCCCCTGTAAACGTTATCGAATCATTAGCCGATAGAATACACAACTTAAGAAAAAAAGTGGCTGAGATTGCAACTAAATGAATTTAATGTACTTTATAAAAAAACAAGACAATGGAAAATAAAAAACAAACATTCAAAGAAGTTTTTTCAGATATGAAAGAATTATTTAAAGATATTTTTCAAGACGAAGTTAAGGACTTGAAATTTGCTGACTACAAAGCAAAAGATGGTTCTATTGTTCGTACTGATACAGAAGAAATCGCAATTGGTTCTAAACTGCAAGTTATAACTCCTGAAGGTGTTATGGATTTACCAGTTGAAGTAACTGAAATGGTTATCATGGTAAATGAAATGCCAATGAAAGTTTACGTTGAAAACGGAGTTGTAAAAGGCATTGAACCTGAAGAAGTAATGGAAGAACCTGTTATGGAAGAAATGGCATCCGATAATAACGAACAATTTGAAGCAAAATTTGCTGAATTAAACGAGCGTTTATCAAAGTTGGAATCTGCATTAGGTTTATCAAATCAAGCATTAGAAGCTGCAAACGCTTCAATTTTAGCACAAACAGATTTAAACAGAAAGTTATTTTCATTGATTGAAAAAGTTGCAGATGCTCCAAGTGTTGAGCCTAAGTCAACTTCAAAAGAAAACTTTAAAAAATCAAACACTACAAGTTTAGAAGAATTTAGAAAAAAAGTATATAACTATTAACCAATAAAACAAAAAACAAAATGGCATTTTCATTTGATTCAATGACTGCTTATGTTGAAGAAAACAGAGCAGACCTCATCACCAAAGCGATATTAGGTGGTGTAACTTTAGGAAAAGGAGTTGACATCCGTACAGGAATTAAGTCAACAGAAAAAATCCCTGTATTAGAAAGTACAGTACCATTCCAAGCGGAAGCGTGTTCATTCACAACTTCAGGAACTACTACTTTTTCACAGGTATCTATTGCAACTGTAGGTATTAACTTTGCAGAACAATTCTGTTTAAAAGACTTAAATACTTACTATACTCAAAAGTATTTACCAGCAGGCGCAAACAATGATTCTTTATCAATTGCACAAAACATTATCGACAGAAAATTAGCACAAGTTGCTAAGAACGTTGAGAATATGTTATGGCAAGGTAAAACAACTTACACTAACTCAACTGTATTAAAACAAATGAACGGTTGGTTAGCAACAATTGACACAGCAGGAACAGCAGTAGCAGCAACAGCATCTACTTTGAATGCAACAAACGTATTAACTATTTTTGATGACGTTTATGCAAAAGTACCAGCTGCTGCAATTGCAAATGAACCTATCGTTGCTTTCTGTGGATATGATACTTTTAGAATTTTAGCTGCTAAGATTACATCAACTTATGGTATCTATGGTTCTCAGTACACTACTGATAACGTATGGAACAATTGGGAATTAATGTATCCAGGCACTAACATGAAAGTTGTTGCAGTACCAGGTATGAATAATGATAATCCAGTTGATACAGGTTCATTACCAACAGCAGTAAGAAATCGTATCATTGCAACTTACGCTTCTAACTTAGTATTCGGTACTGACTTACAATCAGACTTAGAAAACATCGAAGCATGGTATTCAAAAGACGATAGAGTTTGGAGATTGTTTGGTGCTTTCAGAGCAGGTGTTGCTGTGAAATTCATCGATCACGTAGTACAATACACTAACGCTTAATATTAACCAAGGGAGTGTAACAACTCCCTTTTAAAATTTTAAAACATGCCTTGTAATATTATTGAAGGATTAACACTAGACTGTCGCCAAGGTGCGGGAGGTGTAAAGAAAATATATCTTACAGAGTTTGCTAATGTTTCAACAATTACAGCTTCATCAGGTCAAGTTAGTGGAATCACAATGGTAGCAGGAAAAAAATTCTGGACTGTTGAGGTTGAATTAGAAGATGCACAATTTGACGAAAATGCTACTGTATCAATTGAAAATGGTACAACTTTCTATGAACAAACATTAGTTTTTTCAGTTTATAAAATGACTGCTAAAAATCGTAATATTGTTCGTTTACTAACACAAAACAGATTGATGGTTATTGTTCAAGATGCAGACGATGTTTATCACTTAGCAGGTGAAACAAGAGCAATGCATTTAACAGCAGGAACTTCATCAACTGGCAAAGCAATGGGTGATAAAAATGGCTACTCAATTACTTTAACAGGCAAAGAACCTTTACCTGCAAACAAAGTAAATTCAGGAGTTATTTCAGGCATTATATAATTTTCCTGTTCGTTTGATTGATTCGAGAGGTTGCAGAAATGCAACCTTTTGTTTTTATGGTACTTTTTAAAATATGCAAATAATAAATAAAGGGCAAAATAATTTTCTAGTATTTACACTAACAGAAAAAGTTACTTTAAATAATCCTTACTATTTATTTAGCTTTAAACATCAGGTGTTAATGAGTACAGTTAATTTCATTTCAAGTGATGTAAGTGGTTTTCCTACTCGTTACAATAAATTTTTAATAACTGAAACAACAGGAGTTACTAATTTAACAAGTGGAATTGTATCTTTGCCTGAAACAGGATTTTATGAATATGCTATTTACCAACAAACAAGTTCAAGTAATTTAAACGTTGCAAATGCTGAAGGCTTACTTGAAATAGGAATGGTAAAAGTAGAAAGTACTTTGCCTGTTGTTAATGCTTACGATAATCAAAATAAAACGATTATAACTTATGGAGAATAATATATACGATGTAATTAATCTTAAACTACAGGCACATAAAACACCTGTATTTAAAGAAGAAAAATCAAAAGAATGGATAATTTATGGAGCAGATAAAGAAGGTGGTTACTATAATAACTATCCTGGTTACTTACTTTATTTATTCAATCGTAGCTCTAAACATAATGCTTTTATCAATGGCAAGGTTTTATACATTTGCGGTGCTGGTGTTGGCTTTGATAGTACTGATTTATCAATTCAAGATATTGCATTAGCTAATGACTTTATAAATAAAGAGAATACTAATTTTGATACTTTAAAAGACATAGTTAAAAAATGTGTATTAGATAAAAAGTTATTCGGTGGTTATTATTTAGAGGTAATTTGGAATAAAGCAGGAAACAACTTTGAGTTATTACACTTTTCTTATAACAATTTAAGAAAGGCAAAAGATGCAGATGGATATTGGTATTCAAAAGACTGGTCCAAACAAAAGCAAAGTCCTGAAGAAACCGACTTAGAATACATCCCATTGTTTGATCCTGAGAAACCAACAGGCAGACAGATATTTGTTTCAAAAGAATACAGACCTGATTTAGATGCTTATCCACTACCTGATTATGTGGCGAGTGCTGTATATGCAGAAGTAGATGTTGAGCTTTCTAATTACCGTTTAAATGCGATTAAAAGTGGTTTTAATGCAGGAACTATTCTTAACTTCTCAAATGGCAGACCAACCGAAGAAGAAAAAGAGGAAATTGAAGCTAGACTAAAAGAGAAATTCACCGGAACTGATAGAGCAAATAGTTTACTAATTACATTTAGTGGCAACAAAGATTCTGCTCCAACAATTGAACATTTAACACCACAAAACGTAGATTCTCAGCTAACAGAATTAAACGACCAGGTTATTCAAGAACTAATTATCGGACATCACATTCCTAATCCTATGCTAGTAGGTATTAAAACAGCAGGAGAGTTAGGAACTAAAGACCAAATAAATGATTCTTACGAACTTTATAAAAATACTTACATCATTCCTAATCAAGCTGAAATTGAGAAAGACTTTAACTACTTACTTAAATTAAAAGGATTTTCAAATCGTATTTATTTAAAAGAGTTAGATCCTATCGAAGAGCAGTTACCTATTGAAGAAAAAATTAAGGTAATGACTAAAAACGAAGTTAGAGAAATGTATGGATTACCTCCATTAGAAGAAGAAGTTAAGCCTATTGTTTCAAGTGCTATCCATAGATTTGACGACCATATATGTGAACATTCTTTTGCATTTGAAGACCATGTATGCGATCATTCTTTTACTTCTCAAAGTGAAATTGATGAAGTAATTGAAATATTTAAAATGTTTGGTGACGACAGAGAAAATTATGAAGTGATTGAGCAAAAGTTTATGAACGAGGATAATCGCTTTGAGTTTGCAGTCGATGTAAGTCCATTAAGCAAACAAATTAAAAGAGACATTGTAGGCTTATTAGATAAAGATCCTTTAATGGATAATAAGACCATTGCAGATACTTTAAGAATTAAAGAAGATAGAGTTGCAGATTTAATCAACGACATGGTTAAAGAAGAACTAATTAAGGTTAAAGAAACAAACACAGGCGGACAAAAAAAAGATATTAGAGTACCAACAACCGAAGCTATCAGAACATCAAACAAAATAGGTACAGATACCGAAGATTACAAAATTATGTACACTTATGAATGGAGAACAGGAGTTAAGCCTGACAAACGAAATTCAAGAGAGTTCTGTGTTAAGTTATTGGATGCAAATAAAATGTATTCAAGAGCGCAAATAGAACAAATTAGTAAGATAGTTGGTTATGATGTTTGGAATTATAGAGGTGGTTGGTGGACAAGAAAAGGCGGTCAAACAAGAACACCTTTTTGCAGACATATTTGGAGTGCTAACGTTGTAAAAATTAAAAAATAATGGCAACAGTATTATTATTAACAGCAACATACATTAAGGATTACACATTTGTTGATCCTAATGTAGATGAAAAATACTTAAGAATTTCTATTGAAGAAGCTCAAAAAATTCATATTAGAAATTATATTGGTTCAGGTTTGTACGATGAAATTATAAACCAAGTAAGTACAAATACATTATCAGCTTTAAATACTACCTTATTAGATAATTATATTATTCCTGCTCTTAAATGGTGGGTTATGGTTGAAGCTGCGCCATTTTTAACTTATAAGGTAACAAATAAGAACATTGTAAAAAAGAACAGCGACAACAGTACGGGAGTTGACTTTAATGAGTTAAATTCTTTTATGAATTTAGTTACTGATAAGGCACAATACCATACTAAAAGATTAATTGATTATTTATTTGAGTATTCTGACCAATACCCGTTATATGATAATCCTGGCGATGGCTTTGATACTATTTATCCACAAGGGTACTCATACGAAGAAAGTATTTATTTAGGTCGTAACCGTTCAATATTTAGCTATGAAGAAAAATTTGAAAAAAGAAAACGTTACTAAAAAGAGTGGATATAAACTCTTTAATAAAATTGAAATATTAAAAAAATTTTTGAATGATAACGTTAAACCAAGTAATAAAAAACCTAAATAACATAGCTAACGCACATTATCAAATCAATTCTTTTGGGAATGGTAGTGTTATAGAGTTTGCGACTAGCGGAATAACTGAATACCCTGCAATGTGGGTAGATTACGAACCACCGATATTACAAGGAAATGCCTATACTCATGTTTTGAGAATCTATGTAATGGATAGATTGATTAAAGGCAAACAAAACGAACTAGAGTTATTCAGTGATATTCAGCAAATATGTTTAGATATTATTGCACAGCTTAACTCAACTATTTATGGTTGGAAATTAGTAAGCGATAATGTTACTTTAAATCCATTTAGTGAACCTAGATTTGATGATGAAGATGCAGGTTATTACTTTGACGTTAACCTTAAAGTACCTTTTACTTATGATAGATGCCAAATACCATTTGATTCAACTATAACGAATGCAGGAACATCAAACCTAGTTACTATTGTAAATCAAAATGGAACTGTTATAACTACTTTAAAAGGCGGTGAGAGTTACACAGTAATACAAGTTAGTGGAATAGATGGCGGGGCTTCAAATACAACTTATACAAATTCGATAATACAAGCATGAGTACAATAACAGCACAGATACAACTTAGAAGAGATACTTCTGCAAATTGGACTTCTAATAACCCTATTTTATTAGCAGGTGAAATGGCTTTGAGTACAGATGTACTTTATTCAGGAACAGACCAACCACGTTATAAGATAGGCAATGGAGTTGATACATGGTTAAATTTAGATTATGTTCCTGAAGGTGGAGGTGGTACAAGTTATCCTGAAAACTTATTTTTAACAGTTGTAAATAAAACAGGCGATAATTTATTGGCAACAGGTTACAAAGTTTTAAAAGTACAAACAGCGCAAGGACAAAGGTTAGCAGTAGATTACGCTTTAGCAGACAGCAATGGTAATTCAGTTGATACTATTGGAGTTGTTTCTGAAAATATTAATAATAATCAAACAGGAAAAATAATTGTAATTGGTGAGATAACAGGATTAAATACTACAGGAAGTTTACAAGGTGAAAGTTGGAATGATGGTGATGTGCTTTATCTTAGTTCATCAACACCTGGCAATCTAACAAAAGTACAGCCTATTGCTCCAAATCATTTAGTTGTTGTTGGCTATGTTGTTTACGCTCATGCTAATCAAGGAAAAATCTATTGTAAGGTACAAAACGGATGGGAAATCGGGGAGCTTCACGATTGTTACTTGCCAAGTCCTTCAAATAATGACGGTATTTTTTGGAACTCAACCACTACAAGATATGAGAATAAAAGCATAGCAACTGTTTTAGGTTATACACCATCACCGTTATATACATTTGAATTATATACTGATACATCAAATGTAAATCCAGCAGATGCTTCTATTTATTTTTCAGGAAGTTTAAATAATTTTGCACCTGAAACAACAAATACAATCCCATTTAAAAGCATAAAGAATAATTGTATTTATGACATTTATGTTACAGTATTTGTTAGAACAACATTAGGTAGTACAGAAAATTCAACTGTTAAACTTCAGAACATTACTCAATCAACTGAACAAACATTAGGAACTATAAAACATAGTGAAAGAATAAATCAGTTATATTTTAGAACATCATTAGCAAATACTTTAAATGATAATTTAATTATTCAAATAACTAATCCTAATTGGGCTACTAATCCAATAAGTGTAATGTATTCATTTAACATAAAAGGATATTAAAATGTATTATAAAATTAAAAACGAACCAATAGAGATAGATTCACAAATAATTAATAAATATAATATTTATTATTATGGTGGTAAATATGATGGATTAAAAGAGTTTTATGCTTATGACTTACTTTATCCACAAACAGAAATAAGATTTGGTTACATAGAGCAACAATAATGGTACTTTAAAAAATAAAACAACATGGCAAACGCATTAAGACTAACAGCAAATGGTGGATGTGAGTATATAGATAATAATACACCAAGAACAGGTAAAAGATATTACTGTTTTATCGTACAAGCTGACACAGTAGTAGGCACATTAACAGGTGGCTTTGCTCCTGATACTACAACTAATTATTTAACATCAATTGGTTTAAGTGGTAAAACATTAAAGCAAGGTGCTATTATTTACGCTCCTGGTGATGCTGTTTTTACTAATCTTACTTTAACAAGTGGTTCAATTATAGCTTACGCAGAATGATATTAAGTTTAGGAATAACACCTAAAAGATTTGCACCATTAGGAAGTTCAAATGATGCAGATGCACAGGCTTTTATTACTGCTGCTGGAATAACTGATGGAACACAACAAAGCGCAGTTAATCAACTTGTATTAGATTTAAAGAGTGCTAACATTTGGACTAAAATGAAAGCTATCTATCCTATTGTTGGCGGTTCTGCATCAACTCACAAATGGAATTTAAAAAATCCTTTAGACACAGATGCTGCTTATCGTTTAACTTTTGCAACTGGTTGGACACATAGTTCAACAGGAATGTTACCTAATGGAACAAGTGCTTATGCAAATACAAATGCTAAATTATTAAATGTATCAACCGTTTCAAATATTAGTGCTGGTATATATTTAAGAACAAATAATACAGGAAATAGATATTCTTTTGGTGCTGTTTCAAATGCTGGAGAAGGTACAGCATTAGCTCCTAAATGGAGTGACAACAATACATATTTTGGAGCAAATAATAGTTTATTAAATGGTTCAGGTAATTTTGTTACTGATACAAGAGGTTTATTTGTTGTAAATAAATTTTCATCAAACACTGCAAAATTATACAGAAATGGAACTGTTTTAAGTACAGCAACACCTACAACTGGAAATGTTGCCCCAGATGCTTTTTTATTTATAGGAGCAAGGACTGTTATACCTTCAACAATTGATGGGTATGATAATAAAGAAAATGCTTTTTTCTTTTTTGCAGATTCTTTAACAGATGCCGAAGTAACAAATTTAACAACATCAGTTAATACATATCAAACAACTTTAGGAAGAAACGTATAATGGAAGGAAGAATAGTAACAAACCAACAAGCAAATGAATTACAAGGCTTATTCATTGATCATGATACATTTTTTAATTTTGTTCAAGACATAAATGGAGTTTACTTTTTATTTTTATCTGAACAAGATGAAATTGATGTTGCACAAACACAATACGTTTATTTATTAGATATTCCATTAAGTCCTTACACACCACCACCAACACCACCAATACCATGAAAGAAGCATTAGACTTAATCAAAAAACATGGCGCAACTGCTGTTTTAGTATTGTGGCTATGGCATACTCATACAAGAGTAGAACATTTAGAAGCTAAGTTGTATAATTGTTTAGAACGTGAAAGACTTGAACAATTGTATAATAAACAAAACGAGGCTGTAATTCCTAAGAAAATAGAAGATGAAACTAAAAGTAGTTAGGGAAACTAAAAACGAAGTTTGTACAATTGGCTCATTATTTATTAATGATGTTTTCTTTTGTTATACCTTAGAAGATAAAGACAGAGGATTGAAACAAAGTGATTCTTTACTTTATATTCAGGCAAAAAAGATTTTCGGACTTACAGCAATACCTTCAGGATTTTATAAACTAACAGTTAATCAATCGCCAAAGTTCAAAAGGATGTTACCTCGTATTCTTGATACAAAGGGTTTTAGCGGAGTTTTGTTGCATCGAGGGAACTCAGCCAATGACTCACTCGGTTGCATTTTATTGGGATATAAAAAAGGGCATAATTCGATATATGAAAGTACAAAAGCAGAAACGGATTTAGTAAATAGATTATTGTTACATAATAACGAAATTCATACAATAGAAATAGTATAAAACAAAAAAGCACCCATTAGGATGCTTTTAAGAGTTGAAATTTATATGAAAAACACAAAGAACGAAGAGCACAAATATAAACAATTTAAAACAATATACAAATGTTATTACAATTAGTAAATGATACACTAACAACAGTGGTTAGTGAAGTAGTTAATACAGCTGTGGCTGTACATGAAGTTACTGGTGGCGGTTCTTTCATTAATGGAGTTGATAATTCAGTAGTCGGTTCAATAGTTACTTTATTAGTAGCTGCTATCATTCGCCATTGGGAAAAGAAAAAGATAAAAAAGAGAGCTAATAAGGATTAAAATTTTCTTATTGATTTTCAAGTAGTTAGCAATTATTATAAAAAATAGTTGCTTTTTTTTTATATGCTAATGTTAAAGTGATTAATAAATAGTTTAAATTTGCTTTATATTTAAAAACACAAAGTTATGAAAACTACTAAAAAAACAAACGATCAATGGGATGAAATAAATTATCCTGAATTGACAAAGGAAGAAAATCAAACAATTAGAAAGGCAAGAAGATTAGGATTTGCAGATTTTTATCCTGCTTTTCCTAATGCTGAAACTCAATCTAAAAGAACATTAAAAGGAGCAGTAGAATATATTAATAAAGTAAAATAATTAAAAACATGAAAATCACAATTGAACGAAAAGAAAAAGTACAAATGGAAGTACAACTTCCGTTATTTACTAAACAATACTATCATTATTACATGGTAGAAGAATCAAGAACCACAGTTTTATTTTTAGGTGAGTTTGAATATTCAATACAAGTTACTCAACACATGATGCAATACCCATGCAGCTATGAGCAAATAACAGAAAAAGAATATAACGAAGTATATAACACAATTAAAAAAAAAATTTATGAATAACTCTAATCAAATAGAACTAAACAATAACCTTGAATACTGGTATGGTTATATAGATGCTAACTTAGTTAACTACAATAGAATTAATATCAGTAATGTAAGTTTAGATAATACAACAATGGAAATCTTTATTACAGATACTGAAACTTTATTTTGTTTTGACTTCTATAAAAAAGGTCAAGTAGTTGGTAAACATAAAATCTTTATTGGAAATAACCAGCTTGAGTTTGATTGGAACTTGCAGTTTAGCCAGGAACTAATTAAAATGTTTAAAAGCATAGATATTAAAAACCAAGTTATATTATAACGTTTCGGGG